AATTGAGCATATCAGGTGAGGCATGGGAGAAGGCCATAAGGGCAGACGTGGCGAGACAGTATGCAGAGATACCAAATACACACTTATACTTTAAATTTGTTGTGCAGGATGAAGTAGATCTTAAAGAAGTGGATGCGGCCAGGGAGGCATACGCAAAAGCAGGGGTCACTGGTGACATATACCTAATGGCAGTGGGGGCCACACAAGAGGGACAAGCAAAGACATCTTCACAGGTAGCGGAGATGGCAATGAAGAGTGGTTACAAGTACACTCCTAGATTGCACGTTGACCTGTTTGGTAATCAATGGGGAACTTAACACTAGACTAAAAAATAGAAATAAGGTATAATAGTATTATGAAGGTAAAAAAAACAGCAAAGACAACTATCAAGAAAAAGAACAAGAAAGGCTCTAAGAAGAGCGAAGAGCCAGAAGTCAAAGTTCTCAATCTAAATGTTAATCCTGAGAATCCTAGGAATGGTTTCTTTGAGCTGGACTGGAATCCGGAGTTCGTGAACATGTTGAAACAGTCCGGATATCAAGGCGAAAGCGAAGAAGAGATCGTTGACAGATGGTTCCAGACACTGTGTCAAACAATTGGCAATGAGCAAGGGTTAGACGTCAACGCCTCGGGACATGTAAAGATGACCAGGAGAGATGACGGCAAGACAGAGGTCTCTTAATGACCCATATACTTGTTGACACAGCAAACACATTCTTCAGGGCCAGACACGTCACGAGAGGTGACACATCTGAGAAAATTGGCATGGCCATACACATCATGTTCGCTTCCATCAAGAAAGCATGGGGAGACTTTGATGGCTCTCACGTGGTATTCTGCCTGGAGGGCAGATCATTCAGGAAAGATCTATACGCACCATACAAGAGGAATCGTAAGGTGATGGCTGATGCCATGACAGAGAAAGAGAAGGAAGAGAATGACGTGTTCTGGGAGTGCTATGATGATTTCGTGGACTTCATAAAGACTAAAACAAATGTCACAGTATTACAGAATAAGAGAGTAGAAGCAGATGACCTGATCGCACGTTGGATAGACAAGCACCCTGACCAGAAGCACGTGATCATAAGCACAGACAAGGATCTGAATCAACTGATAACGCCTCATGTCAAGCAGTACAACGGTGTCAACGAAGTCACAATGACACACGAGGGTTGGTTTGAGAGGAACGGCACACCAGTCATAGACAAGAAACTGAAAGCACCCAAGCCCGCGCCAGACGTGGAATGGATCATATTTGAGAAGAGCATGAGGGGTGATTCTTCTGACAACATATTCTCAGCATACCCAGGTGTGCGTACAAAGGGCACAAAGAACAAGATAGGATTACAAGAAGCATACGCAGATCGCAAGGAGAAGGGGTACACATGGAACAACCTGATGTTGAGCAAGTGGGTGGACCATGAGGGCAACGAACACAGAGTGATGGAAGACTACGAAAGGAACAAGGCATTGGTGGATCTACACGCACAACCAGAAGCCATCGTAGAAGAACTTGATCAAACGATTGCACAGGCCAAGGCAGAGAACAAGAGCATTGACCAAGTTGGAATCAGATTCATGAGGTTCTGTGGCAAGTACGATTTAAATAGGATTAGTGAGCAGGCGCAACTGTACGTTGAGCCTTTTAATGCGAGGCTAACACAATGACAGTTAGAGCAAAGACCTTAGTCAAAGACAAGTTCTGGATAGTTGAGCAAAACGGCCAAAAACTGGGCACCCTACAGAAACAAGCGGACAACGGCTGGATATTCCTCAGCAAACAAGACGACAGAGAAGTGTTCCACACACAGGAAAGCCTGTTCACAAAATTTGGGTTTGGCGTGTTTGACGAAGCAAACACAAAGAAACCAGAAGACGAGATACAGACAGACAACTTTGACGTGCATGGTTTTCCATGTAGCCAACATCCGTACAACCCCATGTTCGACGTGAAGAACCAATTGCCGGTGTACACAAAGACTCCCAAGAGCAAAAGCCAATTTGCGGCAGGTTACTACATAATCTGTTTCGAGAAGGGATGGCGTAAGGCCTACTGTCCCAAGATGATCACGCTCTCAAGGTACGATTACAAAGGACCGATAAAATCTAAACTAGAAATGCAACAGGTACTAAATGACGCAGTCAAACAATTCCAAGATACAAACTAGACCTATCGAGGATCTGATAGGCAGGATCAGAACACTCAGACAAAAAGGTGAGAGACAGATAGTGATCCCAGCCAAGGAAGCGGACCAGTTGGCAGATAGTCTAACACAGGTGATGACACGTATGGTAACAATACAAGAAGAGATCATAGAGGCATTAAAAACTGCCAGAGAAGCACAGACGGTCAACATCGAGATGGATGGTGGCGAGTTCTCTGAAAAATAACAACTCCATATAAACCTAAAGACGACGTTCCAGATCTTTCCAATACTGCCTAGCGGCAATTTTTTTGGTAAATATACATAATATTATGAGTAGGCCTAAACCAACGGTGTTATTACAACACAGTAACAAGACCACCTTCAAGATGGATGAGGTCTTAGCGGCTGAAGGCATCTGGGCTGTTTTCTATGACGGCAAGCCAATCAACCTGAAGAGTTCTAGCCTGGTCGCCAACTACCCCGGACCCAAGTACAAGAAAGTTTCATTCTCCAACCCAGGTCACGCAGAGAATCTAGCAAAGAAACTGAACACACAACACAGCACTGACAAGTTTGGTGTGTATCTTTTAAAGACCGGCGACAAATTCACTAGATAATTAACTGTACAATGGATCGCAAGACAGCCTACACCCGGACCTTCATGCAACTGCTAGAACAACCCATACATGACGAGACCGTCAAGACCAACTACTACACATGGTGGCAGAATGTCAGGGAGAGTTACCAGGCCAGGTCCTTGAGATTGACCAAACAGGGCTTTGAAATGTTGGAAAGTATAGACCTAAAGACATACACTGTGAAATTCCCACAGAAGATCATATTCACACCACAAACATACCTCTGGTTAGACGAGTTTGTTGACTGCCCATACTTTGTTGACAAGTCAAAGATCATAGTGACCATGGAGAAAATGGCATTACAACTAATGCTTTTCGCTGGAGATGTCACGAAATACGGTCTAGCACGGGCAATGAGCAAGGCCGAGGACCAAGATGAATAAATCATACTGTAAGTTTCCTTTTGTTGGATTCCAGGCTACTCACAGAGACAACAGACTCTGTTGTGCGGCAAAAGAACCTAAAGATAAAATAAACACCAAAGATTTTTGGAACAGCGAGTATCTTGGACAAGTAAGAGAAAAGATGATTGCTGGAGAACAACTAGACGAATGTACTACTTGTTACAAGAACGAAGCCAATGGAACAATAAGTCTCAGGAATCATTACAATGCTAGGTTCAAAGACTGGGAGCAAAAAAGAACACCCACAGCAATGGATTTAGATTTTAGCAATCTGTGTAATTTAAAATGTATCATGTGTGGTCCTAACCGTAGTTCACAATGGAGCAAAGAGCTAGGACAAACAGAAAAGTTACCAATTTCAAAAAAAGAGATAGACGAACTATGTAATATATCAGAAAATATAAAACATTTAACAATACAAGGGGGTGAGCCTAGTATAATGCCCGAGTTTGAATATTATTTCCAGTATTTAAAAGACAACAACCTAATACAGAATATTGAGATAGATTGTATCAGTAATCTAACAAACGTAAACAATAAATTTTACAAACTACTATCAGAATTTAAAAATGTGAATTTAGATGTCAGCATTGATGCGTATGGAGATGCATGTAATTACATCAGATTCCCCAGCAACTTCGAAAAGATAGAACAGAATATACTGAGTCTCATCGATCGAAAGATACAAGTCAACTTACAAATCTCCTTACAGACATTGTCAATGTACAATTTTTATGATTTTCTAGTTTGGATACACAATATCAACTCCAAGTTTGAGAGAAAAAATAAGAAAATTGGAGTACACTTTTCTTTTGTGGCAGAACCTAAAATCTATGATATAAATTTTGCACCAATAAAGTTGAAGGAGAAATTTTTATCAGATATAGCGAAATTTAAATCATCCTACAGTTTAAAACATAATTTAAAATTTAATATGTCTATAAGAAACATCGAGAAAACCTTACTGTCTACCCATACCACTGACCATTGGGTGGATTTGGACCAAAATATCCAAATATTAGATCAAAGAAGAAACATAAAAGTTACCAATTATATTCCAGATTTCTACAATTACATCTAAAAAGTCAGTAAAACCGCAACTTTTACCAGGTTGACGCACACTACAATTCTGCTATAATGATACTATAAACATTTTAAACAGGAGTGTACAAAAATGGTAAGATCAAGTAAAAACAAAGAGGCGGCAATAGGCAGTCAAAACAGAACAGTTGGTCCAAACGAGGCCAAGTCAGCACTAACACATTGTATCAAATTACAGAGACCCATAATGATGTGGGGAGCACCAGGTATTGGTAAGTCAGACATCGTTAAGCAGATCGCAGATGCACAGAAAAGAGAAGTCGTTGACATCAGACTTCCACTGTGGGAACCAACAGACATCAAAGGTATTCCTTATTACAATGCAAAAGAGAACAACATGGTTTGGGCGAGTCCGGCGGAACTGCCAACTGACCCCGAGTCTACTGCAATAGTTTTCTTAGACGAATTAAACTCGGCGGCACCGGCTGTACAGGCGGCGGCATATCAACTTATACTAAACAGAAGAGTAGGACAGTATCACCTACCCAAAGGTGTTTCAATTGTAGCGGCAGGTAACAGAGACAGTGACAAAGGTGTCACTTACAGAATGCCGGCTCCGTTGGCAAACAGATTTGTCCACATAGAGTTAAGAGTGGATTTTGAAGATTGGATGGAATGGGCGACTAATCAACACATCCACGCAGATGTTGTAGGTTACTGCACATTCGCAAAACAAGATTTATATGATTTCGATCCTAGAGGTAGCTCTAGATCATTCGCAACTCCAAGATCATGGAGTTTCGTTTCCCAACTTCTATCAGATGACCTGCCAGAAAGTACGCTCACTGACCTCGTAGCAGGTTGTGTAGGAGAAGGAC